TTCCACCGACCTGGTGAAGGGACGGAAGGTGGAGGTGAAGGGCAAAAGCTTCACCGTGCTGCAGGTGCAGCCGGAAGGCACCGGCACGGCGATGATCATCCTCTCCAAGCTCACATGATCGACGTCAGCACCTCCAACCTGGGCGAGCTGGCCGAGAATCTCGGCAGGCGGAAAAGCCACATCGAAACCGCGATGCGCCGCGCATGCGGATCCTTCGTCGCGTTGCTGCGGTCAGAGGTGCTCGGCTCGGTGAGAAAGGCGACGGGCCTGCCGCGGGCGGAGATGAACCGCTTCCGGATCCGCGCGAAGATCGTGCGCAACCGGCTGCAAGCCTCCCTGTGGGTGGGTGCGAATGCGGTGGCAGTCCGCTACCTGTCCCCGAAGTTCACGAAGACCGGGGTGAAGGCCGCGGGCAAGGAGTTCCCGCACGCCTTCCAGCCGCGGAAGAAGAAAGGCTCCAACCTGATCCTGCAGCGGCTGGGCAAGGAACGCCTGCCGGTCGTCGCTCCTGACATCGATGTCAACGATGTCGTGCTGAAGGCGATCGAGGAACACTGGCCGCGCCTCGAATCGTATTTCCACAAACGGGTTGAGGCCGAACTCCGGAAAATTGACTGATCATGTATGACATCCCCGAAATCGACCTGGAGCAGTACCACCAGAAAGCGGTGGAGGCCATCGCGGCGAAATTCACCACCGCCATCGATGTCGTCGCGGCCTATCCGGTTTTCGAGGATGTCATCCCGAAGGCGATCACCATCGAGCTGGATGGATTCACCCCCGGCGACCCGCCAGATACCGGCACGGAGCAGTTCCATGCGGAACTGCGGTTTGTCGCCTACGTGGTCATTCCCTTCACGGAGCCGCACCACAAGCGGCTGGCCCGGCAGCTCGGCGCGCGCCTCGCGGGATTCCTCCACGGGGAGCGCTTCGGTTGCCCTGGTGCCGGTCCCGCGCGGGTGATCGGCGGCAACCCCGATGAATTCTCCATGCCGGGGAAAACCGGCCGGGCGGGCACCACGGAGGAATACGAAGTGTTCCGGGTGGAGTGGTCCCTTGAGGCCTACCTCGGTCCGTCCGTGTGGATCGACGACGGAAGCGCGCACGCCCATCGAAGTGTGGACCATCAGCAACGGGGAGGAGGCGCAGATCATATGAGCGGCATGCACCCGGGCGAAATCGACCGGAGACTCTCCAACACGGTCCTGATCGGCACCGTTTCCCATGTCGAGGGGAAGCGCTACAAGGTGACGGCCGGGAACATCACCACGGACTGGCTGCGGTATGGCGGCACGCGGGCGGGCGCGCTGCGGATGTGGTCGCCGCTGACGGTGGGCGAGCAGGTGGTCGTGCTTTCGCCTTCGGGCGACCTCGCGCAAGGCGTCATCGTGGCGAGCATCGAATCCAACGCCTTCCCATCGCCTGGCAGCGACGGCCAGACGATCAACGTCATTTTCCCGGACGGCTCGACACTCGACTTCGGCGGCGGAACGCTGTCCTTCGAGACGGGGGCCGCGGTGAAGATCAAGGCGGCATCGATCGAAATGGAGGCGGGGTCAATCTCGATCAAGGGTCCGGTGGACCAGAGCGGCGGCGACATCACGGCCGAGACGGATGTGGTTGGGGGAGGGATCTCGCTGAAGACGCACACGCACGGCGGGGTGCAAAGTGGGGGGAGTGCAACGGCGGGTCCAACCTAGGAAAGCGTTAGACAGATGCTTAGTTAAGGAGCCACATACTAAGGTGGCTATAAAAAGTCTACCTTCTTCTCTGACGCGTGAGCGAGCAACGACGCAAGCCTTTCTGCTTCTGATATTTGGGTTTCTTCATCAGCATAAACAGGCCAACCGACAATATTTGCATGTGTCGGCGCGCTAACTATTTCCTCCGGGACAATATCGAGGCCGAACGATCTAACTGTCTCCGCTTGGACGATTGCAGCCCCAAAAAGCTTTTTTACTGGTGGCCCATGTTTTATACCGAAGTCCTCGAGTCCGACAGTGGCCGTCGAGAGAACACTTCCCCTCCGAAAGACTGAGGTTTCGCCGCCTTTCGGGACAAAACATAAAACGTTTGGGAAATCTCTCTTCTGACGTTTGCTTGTCAAATAGTGAGCAAGCAACTCACTGTCATCAACTGTCTCAGGCAGACCGGAGGGAAGCGGCATCTTGGTGGAAATCTTGAATGATCTTCCGAGTTTCCGTCGAGAGATTAAATCCTCGAAGAACCTCGACTGAGCTGCCACTGGTGCCGGATTTAACCCATGAAAGAGGCGCTCGGTCTGAAGACCTGATACTGAGTGTCAGAGCTGCAACCGCCGAGGGCTGCCACACCAGGGAGGCCTCCCCCCTGTTATTGATATAAGCATCTGGTAGTGGAAATCCAACAGGCAACGAAGCAATTATGCGACTAGCCTTACTCACGATTTCCCCATCCGCTTGTGACGCGCCATAGCCGTCCCAATTATCTTCCGAGCAATCTTTAGCCATCTCCAATAGCTCCAGAATACTCTTCCCGCGAGCGATCTCCCAAATTGCTTTGCTAGGGTCAGATGGCGCAGAGGGGATCAGTGGGGGATTTGTATAAGCGGCATATATTTTTGAATTGCGATCATCGACCCCACGCCTGTGGCCTCCTGAAGTATATTGAAAGTTTCGCTTCAGAAGTATCAGGTTGATATCGGAAGATCTAATGGACTTTGTGCTCCGCAAATTACCCTGTTCGACGCCGGCTGGAACAGCGCATCCCCAGGGTAAATCATCGCGCTGATTGCAGCTAACCACTGCAACGGCAGTAGATGCAAAGCCTAGAAGCTTCGTTAGATTGCTGCCAGTCGTCGATAACTTCACATCTGATTTCATGATGCGTCTCCGTTAGTTGCCAAGAACTTCTCTTCTTCAAACATAGTTTCCGTCAGGAAATCTCTTTGAGTCTCATCAAAAGCCAAAAGAAAAGCATCCCAATGAGTATTCACATCAATCGAAAATGTCACAACCTGAGCAGAAACAAGCTCTCCTTTATTTCTTGATTGAGCAAAGATACTTTCTTGCTTCCACGAGGTAATTCTATTCAGACGAAGTTTGGATGGTTCGACAATTTTCGGGCGATTGATCTGATACTCAAAATCGTCCACATTCACTAGATCGAAATTTCTCCCTGGAATTGCCCGGGCAAGAAGGTCGTTTCCCTCGTTAACAGATGCGACCTCTTTAATGTAGTGAGTTCCCACAGCAGCCCTAGATATCTTTGAGCCTTCCCGTTTCACGAAATCCCGTGACCACCCTCGGATATTCTCAACTTCTTCTTCGGGGATCGGAGAAGATAGGATTTTATGACCATCAGGTTGTTCGGCGTCCGCAAGCAACTCGCTTACGCAGATAAACTCTATTTTATTCTCTTCGCGAGCGCATACATAGCGAAGGTCACCAACTCTTTTTCCCACAGTCGGCCTGGAAACATCTTGGCTTAGGACGCTGTCGGCAGGAAATCCGAAATAGCTGTTGAACAACTCGATTTCCCCGATCTTCACATTATCTGCAAAGAATGCAGAAAACCTGATCAAGCAAAGTGGTAGCAAGTCGGTGGAAGTGGCGGGCATCAAATTCTGTTGTTAGGCAAGCGAAGTCCAGTGGTCTTTTCGTCTCGTTAAAAGAAAATTTTGCAGGAACCACATAAAACTGTGTGCCTTTTTTAGAAAAATTCAACATTTGAGTGGGTGGAAGGAGAGAAATTTAGGTTATGAGGACCATTTTTGCTGATCCCGGAATACGGAATTAATCTACTACAAGGCACTCGTTATAAACACTTTATGGTAGGTTTCCATGCGTTGAGGTCACTCTGCTTTCTGCGGCAACGGTCCCGATGGTATGGCCGCCCTCGGCCGGTAGGCTATGTGCCGGGTGCGCGGCATGGATTCCACTACTGGCAGGGAGCTTTCCGGGATGGACCATCTCCGGCAGTCGATCCGTGACATCCTGACGACGCCCATCGGCTCGCGGGTGATGCGGCGGGAATACGGAGAATCCCGTGTGAATACTACGGACCGGTTGTAGGAGGTGTGATCATTGACGGAAACTCGTATATGAACCGGAGGAGCATTTCAGTGAAGGTGATTAGTTCTTCTGCATCAGTCTCATTCATCACCGCAATTTCATGAGTCGCCTCATTCCCCTTGAGTCGGATGTGGTCAACCCAATGCCTTCCGTTCGGAGGCAAATAACCCTGATCCGCGAGATATTCAACATATCTCAAGAAGGTGGATCCTTCAGCGGCTCCTTGCGCGACGGCAAGGTTCATTAGCATTTTTCGGCACAGAAGAACCGAAGCCGTGTAGCAACCTGCCCGCGCACAATCCCTGGCCTCTTTATAAAGTTGATCAAGATCAGCTGGCACCCTTGCGACGGCGTTCCCCATCGGAGGACCGGGGAATTGAACTCCCGGCATTATGAGAGTCGGCCCAACGCAGTTGGGACAGATATAAGACCCCCCAATGTGCGGGCCACTCCCATCTGGATTTCTGCCTACTCTGTAACCACGATCGGAGGAGACCCTCTCACCACAATGACCGCACTTGAACGCTTTGTTTGGAAGCGGCTGAAGGCTACGCCATCCCATGATTTCTGGCTGTATGTATTGCATACACAGCATCCGTCCCTAAACAGAGCCTTGTGTCAAATATTCCCAAAGAGTACTGATGAAAGCCCCTCAAGGTCTAGTCGTGTGACGCTCAGAATTCCCGTTGGACCTTGCCTTCACATGCCCGCGGGTTCCGCAATCGTCTGAATGGCATTGATTTCGTCCGCATTTTCCCGCTGGACTCGTAAGTCATCTGCAAGCGAAGGAAAGACCCCGAATCGATGCGAAGGACGCGGCTGGCAACCGACGCGGTGGGAGGAGACGCCCGGGTGGGTAATCTCCTGCATCCATGCGGGGCACCGACTCAACGACCGGCAGGGCGATCTCCGGCATCGACCACCTGAAGCAGTCCATCCGGGATGTCCTCACGACCCGGATCGGCTCGCGCGTGATGCGCCGGGACTACGGCTCCGGCTTGTTCGATCTGATCGACGCGCCCACCAATCAGGCGACGGTGCTGGACATCATCGCCGCGACGATTGACGCGCTGCTCAAGTGGGAGCCGCGGATCTACCCGCAGCGGGTGCATCTCCGCAATCACGCGCCCGGCCACGTGGTCATCGACCTGACCGCGCTCTACATCCCCGAGGGGCGGATCATTTCCATTGAAGGCATCACCATAGCATGAGCGACACATTCACCGCGATCGATCTTTCCCAGCTCCCGCCGCCGTCGGTGGTGGAGCCGCTTGATTTCGAGCAGATCCTCGGCGCCATGCTGGCGGACCTGAAAACCCGCTTCCCGGAATTCACCGCGCTGGTGGAGTCCGATCCGGCCTACAAGATCCTGGAGGTGGCGGCGTTCCGCGAGCTGCTCATCCGCCAGCGGGTGAATGATGCGGGCCGCTCCGTGATGCTGGCCTATGCCAATGGGAGCGATCTGGACCACCTGGGCGCGCTGATGGGCGTGGTGCGGCTGGAGGATGACGGGGAGGAGCGAACGGCGGAGGCCATCATCTACACCCGGGGATACTATTCGACCGG